TACCCTTACGAAGGCTTGAACGAGATGCTGTATGGGATGCGTACTGGTGAGCTTATCACCTTCACTGCTGGCACTGGTGCTGGTAAGTCAAGCATCATGCGAGAGCTAGAGCATCACCTGCTCAACAACTCCAAGCACAACATCGGCATCGTCAGCCTTGAAGAGAACGTCAAGCAGACTATCTTCCACCTCATGTCGGTAGAGGCAAGCAAGCGTCTATACATTGAGGAGATACGAAAGCTTATCCCACAACAACAACTAGACGAGTGGGAGCAAGCCACCGTAGGTACAGGCCGTGTGTTTGCATTCGACCACTTCGGCTCCATCCAGACGGACGAGATACTTGCTCGTATTCGTTACATGATTAAGGCTCTTGACTGTAAGTATATTATCCTTGACCACCTATCCATCTTGGTATCAGGTCTTGAGGGTGACGACGAGCGGCGCAACATTGACAAGATGATGACCAACCTACGCTCTCTTGTAGAAGAGACGCAGTGCTGTGTCCTGCTTGTCTCTCACTTACGCCGTGCCTCTGGTGACAAGGGTCAGGAAGAAGGCAAGGAGATTAGCCTGTCCATGCTACGTGGCTCACACAGTATCGCTCAGATTAGTGACGCTGTGATTGCAATGGAGCGTGACCAGCAGGCTACCGACCCCATCGTAGCCAACACAACCACAGTGCGTGTCCTTAAGAACCGCTATGCTGGTGAGACTGGTGTCGGTGCTTACCTGTTGTATGACCGTGACAGTGGCCGTATGCAGGAGATTGACGACCCTAACAAGGAAGACTTTGGCACAGTAGACATGGGGGATTACCTGTGATATGTATTACAGCCAGCTTCAAGAGCTACACAGACATTTAGTTAGGTATATAAAAATGAGGAAATGCAGTAGATGCACTAAAGAAACATGGAGCGTCACAAAGCGAGGGTGGCCGATGTGTGGTGAGTGTACTAGGAAAATTAAGCTTGATAAGTACTACCAAAAAACATATGGAGTTAGCTACTACACCATCCTCACTATGTTCAAGAGGCAGAAAGAAAGGTGTAAGATATGTGAGGTAAAGCTAAAGCTACCTAGCGATAAACACTCTGAGGTTGTAAAGAAAGCATGTGTTGACCACTGCCATGACTCAGGCAATGTTCGAGGTATATTGTGTACCACATGTAACACAGGATTGGGGGCGCTTGGGGACACCAAAGAAAGCCTTTCAAAAGCACTTAAGTATCTGGAGGAAATAGAAAATGGAACAACTTAAACCAATCGTAGGCAGCGTAAACATTCCCTTCTCACGAGAGAGATATGAACGCTCAGACAACAAGGCCAAGCAATGGGTGGTTGATTACTTATCCACACAAGGCCATACAATTTTAGACACCGAAGAAGATTTTTCTGTTGACATCAAAAGCGAGTTGGATTATACTAAGTTCTTCAACGAGGCGGAGATAAAGTATGGATGGAAAGGTGATTGGAATCCTAATTGGAAAGAGATACGAATACCTTACCGTAAACATAAACTTATTAATGCAGTAGCAGACAAGGGTGTCTTACACTTCTACATCATACGACCTGACATGAAGGCAGCATGGCGTATCAGTGGTGACACAGCATCTAAGTCAGTAGTTAAAGAAGCACGAGGTGGACGCATCCTACAGGGTGAACAGTTCTTCCACGTACCCTATCAAGAAGCGGAGTTAATTGAAGTATGAAAAGATTAGTAGTAGACATTGAAACAGACAGCCTAGATGCTACTACTATTTATTGTATTGTAGCTAAGGACATCGACGAAGACCGCATCTACACTTACAAACCAGACCACGTTCACCACGCCAAGAATCTTATTGAGAGTGCAGACATTGTTATCATGCACAACGGGGTGTCCTTTGATGCTCCTGTCCTCAAGAGATTGCTTGGTGTGGAGATACCACTGGCTAAGATACGTGACACACTAATCATGTCGCAGCTTGCCAGCCCAGTGCGAGACGGTGGTCATTCACTTGACGCTTGGGGTAAGCTACTTGGCTACGAAAAGATAGACTTCCACGACTTCTCAGGTTACACAGACGAGATGCTTAAGTATTGCATCAGGGATGTAGACCTAACAGCTAAGGTGTATAAGGCTCTTGTCCCTACACTCAAGGGCTTCTCTGCTCGTAGCATTAAGCTTGAGCATCAGATTCGTGCAGTGGTTGACAAGCAAGAACAGAACGGCTTCACACTTGACGTGAAAGAAGCTATGTTACTTGTGGCAAAACTATCAGACGAGTCTCACAAACTTAGAGAAGAACTTCACGAAGTCTTTAAACCTATTACAGAGATTAGAGTATCTGAGAAGACAGGTAAAAGATTAAAGGATAAGGTTACTGTGTTCAACCCAGGCTCACGCCAACAGATTGCACAACGCCTTATCAGCTTGGGTTGGAAGCCTAAGAAGTTTACTGAGAAGGGACAGCCGATTGTCGGTGAAGAGATTCTTGAAAAAATCGACATCCCCCAAGCTCAGTTGATTGCTACATACCTCACACTTGAGAAGCGTGTGTCCCAGATTAAATCTTGGGTTTCTGTAGCAGACGAGAACGACAAGGTACACGGCAGGGTTATGACGCTGGGTACAATCACTGGTCGTATGTCTCACTCGTCACCTAACATGGCACAGGTTCCTGCTGTCTACTCACCCTATGGTAAGGAGTGCAGGGCATTGTGGAAAGTATCTAGTGACGACTACACACTGCTAGGTACTGACGCATCAGGACTTGAGCTACGAATGTTAGCACACTACATGAACGACGAAGCCTACACTAAGGAAGTTGTAGAGGGTGACGTTCATACCGCTAACCAAACAGCAGCAGGACTGCCTACAAGGGACAACGCAAAGACATTTATCTATGCCTTCTTGTATGGTGCTGGTGCTGGTAAGATTGGACAGGTCGTCAATGGCACAGCCAAGGATGGTCAGCGTCTGATTGATAACTTCTTAAACAACATGCCAGCCCTGAAAGCACTACGCTCCAAGGTAGACAAGTTGTCTGGCAGAGGTTATCTCATTGGCTTGGATGGTCGTGTCCTTACCATACGAAACAAACATGCTGCACTCAACCTGCTATTGCAAGGTGCTGGTGCAATCGTATGTAAGGAATGGCTTAAGTTTATTATTATCCTAGCCACTAAAGCAAAGCTGGACTTCAACCTTGTTGCAAGTGTACATGACGAATATCAATTCGAGGTACGTAAGGGACAGGAAGAAGCCTTCGGTGCTATTACTAAGGAGGCAATGAAGCTTACAGAGGAATCCCTCAAGGTTAATTGTCCCCTAGATTGTGAGTATAAGACAGGAATTAACTGGAAAGATACACACTAACGAAAATAAAGTGTTGACATTCTATTCAGGGTGTGGCATTATACAATCATCGCAACGGCACTAATGCTTAGCGAAACGGAAGCCAAACGGAATCCAAAACGGAGAATATAAGATTATGACAGTACTATCAGGTAAAGTTTATTGGGCATCTATTCAACAACCAAACACAACATACGAACCAGAGTGGGGTTTGGACTTGATTGTGGATGACAACAACCGCAAGGCCATTGAAGCAGATGGACTTCCTATCAAGAACAAAGGCGACGAGCGTGGTGATTTTGTACACATTCGTCAGAAAACAACCCGCCGTGATGGCTCAACCAACGAAGCACCTGAAGTTATGGATGCACAGAAGCAACCATTCGACCAGCTTGTAGGCAATGGCAGTGTATGTAATGTAATGTATACACCATTTCCTTGGGAGATGAACGGCAAGTCAGGTGTTACACCACTGCTCAAGAAGGTTCAAGTAGTTAACCTTGTTCCATATGCTGGTGGCGGTGCTGAAGACTTTGACGTAATCGAAACTGCTGCTGCTCCTATTCAGGACATGGCAAGCGACGAGGTTCCTTTCTAAGTAAAAGGAATAAGCACGGGGGCTGCACTCAGATATTTGGCAGCTGAAGATGGATACGGGACGGGGACGCCATCACCTTTATCAGGAGATTATTATGGAAATTGCACCACTATTAGTTGTCGTATATGCTGGGCTTGCAGGTCTTGTAGTTGGCTGGGCTATGCCACGAGGACGATTCCTCAAGGCTGCACAGCTACGCCTCTTCAAAGGTTTGCATAACTTCTTTGCAGACGAAGAAGAATACATTGCCCACAAGGTACAGCGTATTCGTAAGGCAGCAAAGAAAAAGTAGGACGCATAGCTCAGCTGGATAGAGCAACAGCCTTCTAAGCTGTAGGTCGCAGGTTCGAATCCTGCTGCGTTCACTTATAACTTAAGGATAGTTAATGATTGAAGAACTAACAGACACACTACTTACACTACACTTTGTATTCATCTCAGTCTTTGTTGCGTTTACCTACTTCGAGCTACGCTCGTTCAGAAAGTATGCGGAACTGCAGGCTGAACTACTAAAAAAACTTAAGGAGTAACACATGACAAAGACATTAGACACACTGATTCCAGACATCTACGAGACGCTTGAACAGGGTGTCGATGTCACACAGCCTCACGTTACTGAGGCATTAGAAGAAGTCGGCGGCCTTGTGCGAGAGGCAGTCGAAACTATACTCCGTGAAGGTCAGCGTAAAGGTGCATCACACCTACGCTTGTCTTCAATCGGTAAGCCAGACCGTCAGATTTGGTACGGAGTACAGGGCGAAGAAGGAGAGTCTATCAACGGGCAGACTAAGATTAAGTTCCTTATGGGACATGTCCTTGAGGCTCTCCTGATTTGTTTGACTAAGGCAGCAGGCCACACAGTAACAGAAGCACAGGACGAGGTAATGGTAGAAGGCGTACTAGGCCACCAAGACTGCGTGATTGACGATGTGCTTGTGGATATTAAGTCTGCGTCTTCATTCGCATTCAAGAAGTTTAAAGAGGCACGTCTTACAGACGACGACCCCTTCGGTTACATTGCACAGATTAGTGCCTATGCAACGAAGAACAATCGTAAGGAAGCAGCCTTCTTTGCAATCGACAAGAACAGCAGTGAGCTTTGCATCTTACCAGTACACGACATGGAAATGATTGATGCACCTTCACGAGTAAATTATCTGAAGGACATGGTGACTAAGGACGCAGCACCTGCTCGTTGTTACGACACCATAGCAGATGGCAAGTCAGGCAATCGTAAGCTTGCAGTCGGCTGTGTCTTCTGCTCATTCAAAAAGAAATGCTGGGCTGACGCCAATGGTGGCCAGGGTCTGAGAGCATTCAAATATTCTAACGGAGTACGTTACCTTGCAACTGTGGCAAAGACCCCAGACGTTGAGGAAGTACAGGTGTAATGAGATTCAAAAGAAAAAAGTACGACCACGAATACAAATCAAACTCTGAGTACGAGGCTGCACAACAGCTGCACAAGCAAAAGATTAAGTTTGTCTATGAGCAAGAGAAGCTGGCCTATGAATGGCGTGAGGATAAGAACTACATCCCAGACTTCTTCTTGCCCAACGGAGTTATCCTTGAGGTGAAGGGACGCTTTATGATTGAGGACAGAAAGAAACACCTGTTCATTAAGGCACAGCACCCCGACCTTGATATCCGATTTGTCTTCGATAACCCCACCCGCAAGCTATACAAGGGCGGCAAGATGACCTATGCAGATTGGTGTGACAAGCACGGTTACATGTATTGCAAATTAAAAGAGGGCATTCCGCAATCGTGGCTTGACAAACAGGATGCAAGGTAGTAAGATAACCATTCACTTGGACGAGTTTCGCCCAGACGAATCCTCACCAGAACGTACATTGTTCTTGTGTGTTATTCTTCAAGCGTTACTCGATGCAGCCAAGCCAGCTTACGAAGGTGAGCCAGCCACTGCAAGAATAGACAGGGACAGAGCATCGGCTTGGTTCTTCGCCTCAGTAGGTACAACAGCACAGGACTTTGAGGAAGTGTGTACCAATGCAGGAGTAGATGCCGATTACATGAGAGACTTTGCATACAAAGTTTTGCAAACAGGAGAGATAGAATATGTCAGGAAAAGAATTAACGCAATCCTTGGACACTAAGTTTGGTTATACACAGGTGCCAGACGACCCAGTAAACAGCCCGTCACACTACAACAGCAAGGGCGTTGAAGCAATTGACGCCATTGAGGCAAGCATGTCTGACGAGGAGTTCCAAGGTTACTGCAAGGGTAA